ACAGCGGAAGTACCAGTCGGTCAACGAATCTTCGTCAATGATCTCGCCCGGAACCGGATCGGGATTTCCGTAGCCCAACAAAACTTCACGGTAGAGTGCGGCAGGGTTCTGAGATGTTACAGGAACCCCATTCCACAGCGAGGCCGCGCGATGCCTCGCATAGCTTTGGAACACAGCATAGATGGAATTTATCTGCGTCGCCTCAGCCGATATCGAAATCATGGCTACACCATTGTGATTGAACGGGGCCGCGCCATCTTCGATAGTCTGGAACACGTCAACTTGGCAGTCCGATCTCTGTGTCTTTTGCCCTTGGAATACAACATACTTCCCATTGACAAAACGCCATTCGAAAAAGTCTGCGTTTGAACTGAAACTGTCGTATGAGTAATGGTACGTGTAAAAAAGCGAATACCTGAAAGTGATCCCCCGCATGATGCGGAATTCATATTGGCCCGCTGGCCACTGCCCCGGGTCAAGATAAAAATCAGCACCGCTTTTTGTCGAGGAAGCGTAGCGGCACCGGGCAACCCCGGACGGAATCAAGAAGTAAGAATAATTGCCGTGACTAAAGTTGTGTGCGCTAAATAACTGATTGCTACAACCGAGAGCGTCATAACTATGAAGGGCGAGATACCCAACTCTTAACTCTTTATTTGCGCCACCTCCGTTATCAAGAAAATTTATTCTGTAAGTTGAGTAAAATCCTGGATTTTCTATTTGGCCGTGCCAATAGCCAAGCACTAAATCTTTGACTGACGCAATCCCGCTATCAAGACGCACCCATGTTGCGCCGCCGTCGTTGCTCCCCTCAAAATATATTTGCGTCGGCGAAAATTGGCTGAATGGAGTCGGCGGCGTTATATCCCCAGAAAAAAAGGTGTAGCTCCTGAATCTGGTCGGAACGGGGGGGGAAATAGTTATCCAAGCAGGAAGCGCGTTGTCATTCGGAGACCAATAAGAAGAGGTATTTGAGTCAAAAGCCTTCCATGCCTCTGATCCCGGCTTTTCGCTGCTCGACGCTACGGTCCATCCGCTAGTGGTTGGACCCGTCATACCCGGAACAAGGCTGGTGGCATTAACGGAACCGTGTATGAAATACGGGTCCGCCTCGTAGGCAAACGCCTGTCCAATCCCGGTTTGAGCCGTCAGTTCGAATACGGGGTAAAGGTCTTGTGCAAAACTAAAGTGTCGTCCGCTCGGCTGCATCTTCCGATGGATTCTGAGTTCTGTCATCAGCGATCCGCGACCCGCCGCTTCATCATAGATATGAGCAACAGGGAAATTACGCCAAGCCGTATCGCCTACCTTCCGCGCTTGAATTCTTATAGGGACAACGCCCTTCCCGCCAACGTCATCAACGATTCCCGAGGGGAACAAAAGACGGATTGTCGCCGCCGTCCAGTTGCCATCGGTTTTGAAGTAATGGAAATCCGGCTTCGATGCGTTTGGGTTTTCCTGATTATCCAAGGGATCGTTGGTGTCGGATGACTTGATCGTGCGGAAGCTCGAAAGGGTAATTCCATCCCGTTGCTCGATCACCGTCTTATTGCAGAACGCGGGGACCGCGTCCGTTGGTCCGCCGTCAAACGTTTCCAAATCAACGTTTGAAAAATTCGACACAGACAGGCCGTTCAGCAGGATGTTAGATATTTGACACCTGCCCTGCACCCCGACCGCTGCATGGACCGTCACTGAGTCGCCATCCCACGATGACCAAGTTGGCGCAAGCAATGGAGGCGAAGTGCCGATTTTTCCGAAGATGACCGGGAGTGTCGCCCATGGCGTTGCGGCGTTGGCATTTATCCCGGCCTCAGCAATTTGCCGCCCTTGTTTTCCTTCATCCTGTTGCCCGGCCCGTGGCGGCGCAGTTAAAGCAGTTATCAACAACTGTGAACCAAGGCCAACCGCTGTGGCTGCCAGGGCAGAACCGATGCCGCCTGCTCCGAAGATACCGCCCGCAACCCCAAATGCCGCCGCGATGCCGCCCGCCGCTATGCCTGCAGTCAGCACCACGGCAGCAACGGTAGCCAGGATAGGGATAATGTTCTTGCCTTGCTGCACCACGCAAAGCTCAAGCAAGCCGTCAACCGGTTTTACGGTCGTGCGGTTCCAGTTTTCTTTCGGCACCAGATGACCGCCGATCTTGATGGCCCCGAATTCATAGAACCAATCTGGCGCTTCGGCTCGACGAAGAATTTCAGAGATAGTGAGAGGTTCATCGAGAACGAAGAGCGGTGTGGCGGAGTGAACCGGGGAAGGCCGGAAATCAATTTGCATCACCGCACCCGCCTGATTTCAGAGACATCTAGGCTTCCGATCCGGTCGATCCGGCTCTGCATGTCTCGCAAGATGTGCAACACAAGGCCCGGCGCGGCGCATACCCCGATATGCACGGGCGCGCGCCTCCATTGGCCTGTGATATCTCGAAAGGGTTCGTTCATAATCACAACGTCAAGCTCTTTCTCGGGATCGACACGTTCAAACGCCACCGCCTGGTTGCTGATCGTCCGCGCCACGTCGGCACAAGCGTCATAGCGAGGCATCAAAAGGCCGGTCCTTTCAGCCAGGACCAATCGGACCAATCCCCAGCAATCGATTCCTTGCCGGTCACGCCCGCCAGCGCGAAACGGTATCCCGATATAATCGTCAGCCCAATGCATCAGCGGCCACGAAAATAGGCGGGGAAACGGCCCGGGGTTATCCGGAGCGTCCCCATGTTTTCCGTCGAGTAGTCGTGCCCCACCAAATCACCGCTGACCTGAATGGCATTTATCTGCGGGTTCCTGAGTTCAAGCCGAGCGGCCCTGTAGAGCGGTTCATCTAGGTGGCTAAGTGCCAGGACTTCGATGGCGACTTCGGCAGGGCTACTCAGCAGCATAATGGCGGCTCCGATTTCTCGGTCAACGTTCGGAATTGTCATCGTGGCGCGCGGCGGCGATTCCGTATCGGTCACAACGTCAAGAACGAAATATGCAGATCGGTAGACATCCCCGCGGCTCGTTATGTCCTGCGTGTTTGCCACCAGCCGTTTGGGTTCCCCCCATCTGGGGTGCGATAAGGTCACTGCGGCAACCGCAGGGTCGCTCGAATTTCGGGCCAGCAAATAAGCGACCGCCCAATTGGGGACCGCCATGTCTAAACCAATCTGGCGATTGAGAATGCCACCAGGAAACGGTCACCAGTCCCCATCGTGGTATAGTTCGGCGGCTCATCAAACCAGAATGAAGCCAGGACACCGCCATGTGGATCGGGGAAATCGATCAGCAACGCTTCGTTGGCGAGATAGAATGTCTCAAATGTGTTGCGCTGCGCCACGGTCATGATCATCGATATAGGGTATGTCTTGACATGCTGGCTATAGCGGGCGCGGCGGATAGGCGGCCCGGCGTCTGGTTGAAATTCAACGACGCTCTTGGTGATCTTTGCCTGTAGGCTATCGACCAATGCCGTTTGGGGAAGGGTTCCAGGCCAGGCAGCCATCAACGCACCGTCCGCTGCGGCCTAACGCCATACCGTGCCATCGCGACATCGGCGGCCCCGCTGCCAATCGTATCCTTGACCGCATCCCGGATGATGGCTTGGAATACCTTCTCGCCGCCCGGCCCCGTGGATTGCCGCGTCTCTACTGCCGAACCGTTCTGGTTGATGATCTGCACGCTTACGTTTCCGCCACTGCCGATGCTTTGACCCGGCTTAGAAATGTCCACACGTTCATTGGGGCTTTTTCGGAACGAGACAAGCTGCGAGTCGATGCCAGATGTCCCGCTGGCCATGATCGACCCGCCTTTGGCAAATCCGAGGAACCCGCCGATAGAACCCAAGAGGCTTGTGCCTCCGTATAGATCGAATCCGCCACTTCCAAGGCCACCTTTGAACAAGAGCCGTAGCGCGCTATTGGCTGCAAGCTTTGTGATGTCAGAAAGGATATCCTTGAGGGCGTCTTGAAGCTTCAGCGTTCCGTCGATAGCTCCGTCCAACATGTTGGTGATGCCGCTGCCAAGCTCTTCACCAATGGTCTGTCCCAAGTTCTTGGCGGCATCTGTCGTGGGCGCGAATTCTTCCCGCAAGCGAGCTACCGCTCGCGTGTAATCATCCTGCGAGAGAGCGCCTTGCTTGAGAAGAATGTCAAGCTCCCTGACGCTCTCGACGTAACGGCCAAGCTCTCCACGGTTGCTTTCCATCACTGTTTTGGCGCGCGCCGTCGCGTCAGAACCAATATCAAAATCCTCTTTCAGTTTCCTGAGGCCAGCCACATAGGCGTCTTGCGTCAATCCGCCTTTTGCCAGTTGCTGTTCAAGATCGCGGACTCCCGCCGTATAGGTGGCCAGCGCTGCGGCGTTGTCGCGGATCGCAGTAGCGGACGAATTTGCCGCGTCTGCACCAGACTTGAAATCATCCTGGAGCTTAATCACGGCTTGGCTATAATCCAGCGTCGAAACCAGCCCTTGGTCTCTGTACTGGTTCAAAAGGCGCATCGCGGCGCTGAATTGTTCCAATGGCGTCTTTGCCCCTCCGATCACAGCGGCTTCTTTTGCGGCTGCGGCTGCTCCAGCGGAAAAATCTTCTTTGAGCTTTGCCACGGCGCGGCCATATGTTTCGGTCGTGACAAGGCCCTTTCCGCGCAAGCTGTCGAGTTTGCGAAGTTCCTCGTTGAACTTTTCAAGCGGCGTTCTGGTATCCTCGAATACCGATCTGGCCTCGGATTTCAATTTCTTAAGCGCAACAGAGGCTTCGTTTATCGCTTTCTGATCAACGGTGAATATCGGCGCGGCTTTCTTCGCAGCATCGGATGAACCAACTCCGGTTCCTTCGCGGTTATTCTTTGGATTCCGGAGCGCCTCAATCTTGGCATTCGTAATCGAAAGATCGGCCACCACATCGGCGTTGGCGCGCTTCATATCCTTCGAAAACTGTTCCGCCGAAAGAGAAAAATCGAACAACCCCGTTGAGGCCTTGAACAGCGTGGTGAGCGCATACCACTCATGCTGAGTCTGGAGCAGGATGACATTGAAATCCTGCAAGAATTGCGTGATCGAATCAACGATTACCTTCGCCGCCCCGCTTTCCTTCGCCCACGCCAGCGTTGCCTCTGCGGCCCTGGCCAAGGGTTCGAGAAGCGGGATAACCGCAGTGGTCAGCAGTGCACGGCCCGCAGTGGTGAGTCGCGTTAGATCATCATTGAACCGTTCCGCCGCCCGTGCGGCCTTGTCATCGATAACACCGCCAAGCCGCTCTAGTTCGTCGCCCTGCTCCTTTAGTGCATTCTTGCCGCCGTTGAGCAGCGGGATAAGATCAGCGCCGGACTTACCGAAAAGCGCCATTGCAAGTGCTGTCTTGCTGGCCCCGTCCCTGTAGGTTTCGAACTTGCCCGCGATGTCGGCCAAAACGTCAGAGGTAGGCCTGAGTTGCCCATTGGCCGTGACAGCCGAAACCCCGATAGCCGCAAGGGCCCGGCTGGCATCACTGTTTTCCCCGCCCGCGATGCTTTCCATCGCCTTTGAGAGTTTGCCGACGCCAACCTGCAATTGCTCCAGAGAAACGTCAGCCAGATCGGCGGAGTATTGAAGCTTTGACAACTCCGCGACCGGGATGCCGATCTTCTGCGCGGCCTTGCCCAGATTATCGGCTTGATCGACTACGGACTTGATCGCTGCCGTGACGGCCACAAAACTAAGCGCGCCCAACGCCCCCTTGGCAAAAGATGCCATGGAGGCACGGAGCGCGCCCAACTCAGACTGCGCCTTCTTGGACCCGGCAGAGAATTGTGCCGTCTCCAACCCGAGTGAAACCCGGAGCGCGCCGATTAGTGCCTTGAATGCCATCTAGTGCAACGCCCCGTGTTTTATGCGCGATCCGAAGTTTCGCGTGAAATCAGCGAACTGCTGTTCCCAAGTCTTCGGTTTTTTCTTTTCGCCCATGAAGTCCTCAAGCCTGGGGAACTTCTTCGCATCGACGCGCTGTAGAAACGCGCCAATCCAGATGTCCCTAAGCTGCATCTTTCGACGCTGCGCAAGAGCCGTGATGATCCGGGAAACCTCGCGGAGAGTGAGCCGCCAGAAACGTTCCGGATCGCCGCCCGCTTCAATCCACTTGGACTGAAGATCGGGCCAATCGATTTTCGTTTCTACCCCGGAGGGGAGGCCGGGGCCGCATCTTCGTCCGGTTCAGCGTTGAAAGCCTGAATCGCTTCCGTCAGCTTTGACATGACTTGCACCGCCTTGAATTTGCGGATCAAGTTTCCGGCATCGATCAGAGAGAGGCTGGGGTGGCGCTCCCGTAGCGCCCCCCAGAGTAGAACCCGCATGGTCTTCATCGTGAGTGTTTCCACATCGTTGAGCGACATGATGATGGAAAGCCAAGACTTTCCAGCCGCATCCTCGATCTGGCAAACCGCATCGATTGAAAACACAAGCGTGTATTCGCCGAGCGATACCTCGCCCCTTTCGCGGTTGGCCATTACGGGATAACCGCAGCCGTGACGGCGCTAATAGATGCCGCCTGGCCCGCACTGTTGATGGCCGTGACGTTGACGGCGATGAAAAACGTCTGATCGCCAACAACCGGCGTGTAGGTCTTGTTTGTCGCGCCGGTGATGTTGGAAAGCAAGCCGCCCTGCGTTGCGGCGCGACGCCATTGATACCCATAAGACGATGGGCCGCCGGACCAAATGCCTTCAACCGCCGTCAAGACAACACCAGTTTTGGCTTGGCCGACAATCGAGGGTCCAAGGCTGTTGACCGGAGCGGCGGCTGCAAGTTGCGTCACGTCGCCGCTCACCTTGAGCGTCACCTTCGCGACCAGCTTATCGTCGACCGGATCGGTTGGCTCATATGAGCGTACAAGTGCGACAAAAGTAACCGTCACAGCGTTTGGAAACGTGACTCTCACATTTCGCGACAATGCTTTGGATGCGAGCAAGAACGTGTCGGTGCCGGAGCCTGGGATATAGTTCATTTCAATCTCAGCTTCGCCCGAATCTCCGAGCCCGGCGATGAACTCTCGCCGAGACGATCCGTAGTGCGTCACATCGATCTGATCGAATGAATCCGTCGGCGCACCGAAGCGGAAGCACTCATCAATCGGAACCCATGTTCCCGGCGCTGCCGGGGTCGACATTTCGACAACTGTTCCTTTACCCGTAAGGGCGTTTGTAGCCATTGCTAGTCTCCTTTATAGTTCACGATGAAATCGAGCGAGATGACAAACAACTTATCCGGCGGCGCAGTGGGCTCGAAACCATCGCGTTCGGCATCCATGAAACAGCCCTCGAAACGGATCGGGCCTTGCGTGAATTTTTCTCCAGACAGCCGGGCCTCAATCGTGCGCGCCACTGCCTTGCCGGATTGATAAGACAAGGCGTAGCAATCGATCTGAACGCGGCTGCGTTTTAACCCTTGCGCGCCCTCATAGGTGTAGTCCGGCACTGTCGAGACGACCTGAAGCCTGACCGCTGGATAGGGCGACGCCTGCGGAATTTCCATCCAGTGAATACGATTGCCCGTAACGGCAGTTATAGCTGGAGTGGCGAGCAAGTATGCGATGAATGCCTCTTCCATCACCGGCCCTTCGCTTGCCTGCTAGCTGCACGCCTAGCAGCTTTCTCGATTTCAACCGTCAATTCGCCCTTGATTAATCCGAGGGCTTCATATTTTTTCGCATCCCAGGCGGGCCGCATGTAGGCCTTGCCCGGCTGAAATCTTGATCCAAATTCTTGCACGATGCGCTTGATCGCATCCTTTTTGTTTGTCGCCTTGGTCGGTCCGGCAAACATCTCGACAAAGAATCCCGCCCCATTGGCGGCGCGGCGCGCGTCTCTGAGGGCAGATAGGGCATCTCCTTTGCTGCCGCCGCCGCGCAACACTGCGGCAAATTCCGCCGCACCAGTTTTGTACACGCTCTTAGAACTAGCTTGAACCGAGTCCCCTAGTTCCCCCTTATCCCGAGGGGCTAGCGCAGACGCCATGGCAACGATTGGAGCTGCGGCCTTGGCAAGAGCCCGCAACAAAATGTTCCTTGTCACCGCTTTGCTGAATTGCGCCAGGCTTTGGTCAAGCTCGCGGAAGCCTTCAAGTTTTACCGTGACCGTCATTCGGCCCTCGCAGCGGCGCTTATTTCGATGCCGTCAAGACGCTGCAATTCCTTCGCGCCCACGATGTCGAATTCCCGGCCTTCATAGATCAACCGGTCCTTTGGGCCGATGTCAGCAATGTTATTGCTGTACCGGATCACAAACCGGGCCGTGATGCTGGCGTTCATTTCAGCCGCCCGCCATCGTTCGCCGTCGCTGACCGGCGTGTACTTGCAAGGCACACGGGCCAGATCGGCCCACGTCAGCACTTGCGCGTTCATCGCATCGGTCGTCACCGTGGCGCGCCGAAGCGTGACAAAGCGGTCAAGCGATCCGGACTTCATTTCTTTTTAGGCGCGGCCGGAGTCTCTTCGACGGGCTCCGGTTCCGGTAATAGAAGCAACGCGCGAGCCTGGAGTTCCGCTGTGATGATGGCACGGGCCTCATCGTCATCCGGCAGCGCACAACCGGAAAGGCAAAGCTCCAAGCATTCGGCTGCCGAAATAGCCTCGCGCACCAGGCCCGCACCCTCTTCTCTGACTTGCACGATCATTTTGATTTTCATTACAGAATATTCCTCCTAAACGGGGCAATAAGGGCCATTGATGTTAGTGGCATTTCGTTTGCGATATTCCCAACGCTCACTGTCTCGCGGTTCTCAAACCAGTGCGCGACCATTTGCATAATCGCAACCAAGATGGCGGAAGGGATCGAAGTCGCCCCTCCGAAACCGCAGGTAAAAGCGACCTTGACGGCATTGACGGTATCTTGTGCGGTCGGCCAATCGTTGATCGGAACAACCCAACCAGGATTCGAAACCGTGTCAACTTTGTAATTGGTATTCGGCCACGTCACGTAGTCCCCGCTGGCGTCGATGTACTGGACCGACTGGACCGACTGGAGAGGGCCGAGTGGTATTTGCATACCGTCACACGGGAATGCGTCGTAGTAGAGTTCCCACTGTTGAGTGATCAGCGCTTGTCCGAGAATGCCGGTCGGGCCATCGAGATAACTGACCGCAGCATCCATGTAGGCCTGGATGATGATGTTCCAATCGGTTGAGACCTCGCGGAGATGTTGCTTCATCGTCGTCAGGCTGATCGGGTCCGTGGCGGGCGGGGTAATGAGTTTCAATGCCATTATCTGCGTACCCCAGCCCGTTGGACATTCGATCTTGTGTTACACATCGGCACCCCACGCTCGCGGCACGGTGCCGCGAAGTTCCGTCGTCCCGCCGCGAACCTGGGCGGCTCGTTGGCAATCATTGCGCCACGTTGGCCAAACGTCACCGTGGTAGCGCCTGCCAGCCTATTGAACTGTCCCGCTTGGCCGAAGACCATCGGGACCGTGCCGCGCATCCGGTTGAACGCACCGGCCTGCCCAAAGGTAAGCGTTGCGGTGCCGCCGAACTGGACAACCCCCAGCGTGCCCGCTTGGCCGAACGTCAGCGTGGCCAGACCTGCAAGCCCGCCGAACTGCCCGGCTTGTCCGAATGTCGCGGTCGCGGTCCCGGCCATCCGGCCAAAGACGCCACTTTGTCCGAATGTCGCCGTCGCTATGCCCTGTAGGCCGCCAAAGGCCCCCTGCTGGGCAAAGAATAGGGCTGCGATGCCCGCTAGCGCGCCGAAGGCTCCAGACTGCCCGAAAGCCAACGTGGCCGTTCCAGCCCACGTCACGGCGTTCATTGTGCCCGCTTGGCCGAACGTCAGCGTGGCCGCGCCAGCCAACGTTCCAAAGGTCCCGGCCTGGCCAAAGGTTGCCGAGGCTGTCCCGGCCATGCCTCCAAACAAGCCTGCCTGGCCAAAGGTCAGCGTGGCAACGCCCTGAGGGGCATTTAGCGTTCCGGCCTGGCCAAAGGCCAGGGTGGCCGTGCCCGCCAATCCGCCGAATTGTCCAGCTTGTCCGAATGTCGCTGTTGCGACACCTTGGAGGCCATTGAACAGGCCCGATTGGCCGAACGTCAGCGTAGCCGTACCGGCCCATGTGACGGCGTTCATTACGCCGGACTGATCGAATGTCAGCGTGGCCGTGCCACGGAAGGCGTTTAGGGTCCCCTGTTGGCCAAATGTGAGTGTTGCCGCGCCGGACATCGGGGGCGGGGCTTCGAATAGAAGGTCGACCCAAAACTCTTCCCGGATGGCCGAAGATGTTGGGTAATTCTCACGGTCAACAAGTTCCGTCCGGCGTTGACGATATTTGCCGAGGGTCCAGCTTGTTAGAAACGGTGAGTCGCCAAAGCCCTTCTGCGCCATGGCTATGCCGGATTAACGTGCGTCTCGATGTAGGTTCCGATCATATTGACGCCCGTGGTGCCGGATGGGAACCACAACATCTGGATTGTCGTGTTGTCGAATATACGGGGACGCCCGCCGGTCAACGCATCTATGGCATTACCGACATTCGATGACGTGCACTCCACCTGGCCCAGAACCCGGAAAAGCACCAAATGCTGAGTACCAGACGTGCGCGTTGCACTTTGGATGAAACTCTGGACCGACCTAATCCCGGTGTCGCCGCTCGCAAGGGAGAAAATCTCAACCGTTCCGGCGTTAGGCGTCGTGACGCCCGTCATCGTGGCGCTGCGGCCCGCCACGCCGGCTTGGTTTGTATAAGTCAACGTAACCGTGGGAGTGCCCGCACCGCCGGTTGCCGACCACTCGATACCGGCCAACACCTGGTCGCCGTTCGTCGTGCCCGCGCCATCGCGGGCCGGAAGCGCCGCTGGGGTGATGTTCTGCGCCACGATAGACACAGGATCGAGACCGCTGTTTTCCCACAGCCGGTCCACAATCCACATCGTACCGGTGGAACTGCCCTGAATGGCAAAACGCCCCAGATAGGATTGCAAAGGGGAAATCGCGTTGGTGCGAGGAAAGTTCCCGCTGCCGTTCACCACCGCCGCGCCGTTGACGCCGGAACTTGGCGCGGTCGCCGCCCCTGGGACGCCGCCCACATAACGGGGCGTATAGGCGCGCATTCCGCCAACGGCTGACATGGTGCCGCCGACTTTCACGAATGGCAGCGGTTGCTGCATCCCAGCCAAGATCGTATCGACGGTGATCGGCATCAGTCACACGTCGCCACAAGCGCGCCAATGGCCCACGGGTTGGGCTGACTAAGTACAATCGTAACCGCCGACGTCAACGCGCCGCTGACCACAATCTTGCCCGCGCCGGTCGATGCCGTCCCGATACTGAAATGCGTGATCGTCGGTGTCCCGACCGTGCTGGCCGGGAACGTGATGACCGCCGCGTTGGCGACCTGAGTCGGCGCGGTGCCGCTAAGGGTCCAGCCAGCCGCTGACCTGGCCACCGCCTGCCGGGCGTAGCCGGTGTAAGTGGTTTCGGAAGTTCCTTGGTTTCCCGCTTCGCCTGGATCGGCGGTGTGGAGGGCTACGAAAAGGTTTCCCGTGGTTGCGCTGGGCGGAAGGCCCGCGACGTCCCCAAAGTTGGCAGCCGCGATGTTCTGAAACACAAGTTTCAGGATATCGGACTCGAAATCGTTTGATGCGCTCATGATTATTTTTCCTTCAAGGCTTTGGGCTTGGCAGGCGCAGCGGGGACGGCCCCGCCGTTATCGAGCATTGCTTGGCCCTGTTTGTCGTCAACGTCGATTTCATCGCCCGGCATGTTGTCGCCGTAGAAACTGGTTAGTTTGACCTTCATGGGAAACTCCTGTGTAGGGGGCCCGGTTTGAGCCGGGCCCCGCTAGGTTAGGTGGCAGAGTTCACGAGGAGCTTTACCGCGCCGCCGACATCAATGAAGTTGCCGCCGCTGCGCATCCAGGCCAGAAAGCCGACCTGGCCCTTGGACGTATAGGGCGAGTCCGCGAAGCGGAACAGCGTGACGTCCATGACATCGCGGATTTTGTAGTACATGAAATCGCCGAACGCGATGGACTTCGCGTTGGCGGCCATGACCGGCATATCCTGGTTGATCATGATTGCACGGCCCAACAGAGTGTCGGGCGCGCCACCGGGCGAGGCCATTTCGTAGCCGGGAACGAAGATCGGACGGTTCTGCGTGTCCTTGATCTTGCGAATCTGGCGTACCGAGAGGTCGTTCATCATCCACTTGTTGCCTGACCCGCGATAGGCAGGGTCAACGCTGTGCATCACGTCAACCAAGGCATCGTAAGTCGTCGTGGTCGTATTGCCCGCCGGGGCGGTAACGCCCGTGGTTGCGGCAGTTACAAGGCCGGTCGGTTGACCGGCGCCAGTACCAGTCGTGAAGTGCGCATTGGTGATGCGCCCCAAACGGGTAACCAGACGGGCGCGGACCAAGGCCTCGATATCGACTGCGCTGTCCTGCATGAGTTCCCAGGGAACCGCAACGATCTTTGAGGAATACTTGTAGGCGACAAGCGACTTGGTGGCGAAGGTGATATCCTGCGCCGTGGCCGTCGCGTTTTCCGCGATGATTTCACCGACTTCCGTCGTGCCATCCGAGGTCGGATAGTTGATCTGGTTGCCGCCCGCCGTCTGGAACACGTCCGCGACGCCCCGCATACCGCCAAAGTCCTTGAGGGCTTCGAGAACCGAAGTGGCCCAAAGCTGCGGAACCGTGAAGCCACCTTCAGCCGGGGTGGTGGTTGACATGGTGTTGCGGATGAACTGCCAGTCCGAAGCGTTGATCGCCTCAGTTCCGCCCTTCAGCCAAGACTTGAACAGATTGTTGTACTTCGCCTTGGTATCGACTTCCTTCTTTTCGACGAAATCAATCGCGTTTTCGGTCATGGCCTGAATGGCCGCCTTCTCGTTCACATCATTGATGCGCTTGATCTGCGCGTCGATGGCGTCGAGTTCCGCCATGCCACTGTCATAGATCGGCTGATCGGTTTCGGCGCCCCAGGTTTCCTTGGTGGCGAGTTCGTGAAGCGACTTGGCTTTTGCCGCGCGCTTTTCACGCAGTGCTTGAATGGACATTAGTTGTTCCTTTCTGTCCAGTTAAAGCCCCCAAACCGGGAGGCCTGCGGTCTCCTCGCGCGGCGCGCTAGGAAGCTCTTAGGAGCATCGCGGCGGCATGACGCCTGCCACGTTGCTCGCGTTCGTCAATCTTCGGCTCTTCGATCTTGGCCCCTGCAACGACGATCTGTTCCTCGACATCCGGTTCAGGATCAATCTTCGGTGTGCCCAAATAAGCGGACAAATCCCATACCGATGCAGAGCTGGCTTTGATCTTTTGTCTTGTCTCAATCAAAGTTTCGGCCAATCCAGCGTCAATAGCCTCTTGGGCGGTCAGCCACGTTTCTTTTGCCATCATTCCCGCGAAGGCGGCGTGGTCAAATTTAGTGGATCGGGACGCATAATGCGCCGAAATGGTATTGTCCACTTTCGCAAGAGTTTCCGCTATCTTTGAGTGCGCCTCTTTATCGCCGACCACCATCGTATGTGCGTTGTGAATCATCATCATGGAGCCGGGAGCCATAGAAATTTTGTTCGCTGACGTGGCGATGACACTCGCGATGCTTGCCGCCACGCCGTCCACAATAACATCAACGCCGCCAGGATGTTCACGCATAGCCTGCGAAATTGAGAGACCGGCAAATACGTCGCCGCCAGGGCAGTTAATCCGCATCGTAATCTTGCCGGGCATTTCAGAAATTGCCTTCACAACCGCAAGCGCTGTCACGCCGCCCAACATTTCAGCCATGAAATCGTTCGACGCTATCTTGTCGTAAAGATAGATTGTACTTCCTTCGCGATTAAAAATACCACGGTTGGTATTCAGCGCGTAAAGGTTAAGAAGTTGGTTGTCCATTCGCGGGGGCCTCTTTCGGCTGTGATTGGGCTTGGCTCTCGACCGGCTCCAAGCTGTCGCTTTCCGGGTTTTCGTCTCGTTTCATCCGAAGGCTCTTGCGGGCCTCGTTCACGCTCATGATCTTTGGTTCGCCCGCTCGCCCCACGGCGGTCCGGAGGCTTTCCATGAACGACTTGTTGTCGGCCCGCTCCAGATCGGAAGTGTCGAATTCCAGCACGCGCGACGCGGTACGGAATAGCTTGCGGTTCATCTCGTTTTCGAATTTGTTCAAGTGCTTGCGCAACGTGTAGCGCACGAACCCGATACCCATTGAGTCAATGCCGGTGCCCCAAGCCGTGGTCTTGTCCATGGAACCGATCATGAAGGGCGGTACCCCATAGATGCGCGCGATCTCCTCGGTCTGGAACTGCCGGGCCGCCACGATTTCCATATCCTTAAGCGGCATCGTCATCGGCTTGATGTCCAAGCCGCCCTGGAGGACCATTGGCCGGTGGGCCTTTCCGGCCCCGCGATGGTTTTCGTCAATCTGACGCCGAAGGTCCGCGACGAAGTCCGCTCCAACCAATTGGTCGGTTTGCAACACATAGTCGGGCCGGGCGGAATTCAGGTAGAAGTTCATCATGAACTCCTGCATGGCCTTCGAACTGCCGCCCGCCATCCGGAGCGCGTAATTCAGGGGGCTCATGCCCTTTAGGCCATCGAAGCCAAAGCCCGGAACATGTAGGATGTCGTCCTGATCGTAGACCTTCAACACCCCTTGGTCGCTCCGTTCCGTCATCATCTCGGGGTGAACCCCGTAGACCAAGCGGCTTTCGTCCGTCGTGGTCGCGACCACCACCCGGTCGGGGTGGATGGGCCGGAGCCCAACGGGCTGCGAATTGCTGTCCCGCATGATTACCGCGTAGGCGTTGCCATGCAACAGCATGGACCGGCACAGGAACTCCCATCCATTCGCCGCCGACCACCTTGGGCTAAACTCTTCGTTGAGAACCCAATGCAGCGTGTCGCCGTAAAGACGTGACCTTTCTCCATCATCTGGTGAATAGGCGTAAATGTTGACCGGCATGGCCTGAATTGTGCCCGCAATCAGGCCGACGCAGGCATAAACCGATGAAATCTGCAACGCGGCCCTTTCGGTCAGTTGCGGCATTCCGTCGGCTACTTCGAAGAAGTCTACCCATTCGCTGGACCGCACGATTGCGGGCAGTGATGCATTTTCGAATTTTCGCCCGCCGATCAGTTCGGCCACACGCTCACGCCAGTTCACAGAAAGATTACCGACGGCATAACGGCCGGTCCCGATTGGACGTGCGCGCCCGAAATGCCAGCCGCCATTGCAAGCGCCACCATGCCGTCGATCCGTCCGTGCGATTTCGATTTGGACAATTTGCGATTCCCTGCCGGATCGGCTTGGACGGTTGCGTTAGAGGCGCACATGGTCAGGACCGGATGGCCGCCATGGGCTAGCTGTTTATTCAAGAGCAAGCTTTCAAGTGTGCGTAGCGCGGGCGACATGGATTGGAAGCCTTGCCCGAATTCCACAAAGACAGCGTGTTCCTTGTCGGCATCGTTTTCGTCGTCCCCCACATCGCGGGCCGTGAAACCCGCGCGGAGCAGCCAAGGTTTCAAGTGCTTGAAGTTCCAGCGGTCGAACGCTATCTTGCGGAACCGATATTCGGAGTGCAGGCTATGCAACCTCGCGGCCACGTATTCGTATTCAATCGATTTGCCCGGCGTTGTCTCCAGGTGCCCCTCACGATGCCACACGTCATACGGTACCCGGTCAGTCCTGGACTTTTCCGGCAAACCCTCAAGGGGAAGCCAGAATATCGGCTGGACACGCCACACCCCTTGGTGGAGCGCCATCATGACCAAAGCGGTCAAGTCGCTGGTTTCCGAAAGGTCCAGCCCGGCGAAGACCTCCAGGCCGTCCAGTCCATCATGTTCAGCGGCACATGACTGCCAGATCGACCGCGAGATAAACGGGTTCGCGGCATTGACCCGTTGGTTAAGGGTGTAGTTCCGGTAGAGCGCCTCTTGGGAAGGCAGGTTCCGGGCATTTTCGGCTTGCTTGCGGATTTCCTTCGCGTTGAGAAAGTCCCCGTAGGCCGGGTTGGCTTGCTTGATCGCCTCCTCGGAAAATGGGTCCAAGTCCATGTCCGCCGTGTAGAGGCTAAGCACTACCGTAGGGTCGCGTCCCGTCTTGGCGTCGTCGATCAGGATCGAAAGCAAGTCCCCGTCTTCGGCGGCCTGCGTCGAAATGATGATCGCCATCGGGTTGGCGTGGGCACCCATCGCGTTATCGATGGCGTTGTAGAGTTCCGAAACCGGCCCCTTCACCTGGCCCAATTCGTCATGGACAGCAAAGACCGGCGATTGCCCGTGGGCCGTGCTGGCCTCCGCCGACAGCGCCTTGTAGAGCGTCCCCAGTTCGGGGCAGTACAGTTCCTTGATAGTGTCCCTGACCGTGATGTAGGGCTTTAGGCTTGGTGACAGCCGGACCATCTTGGCCGCCAGCTTGAACAAAACCGCCGCCTGCTCTTTCGATTGCGCGGTACTCGGCAGTTGCGTGTTCTGAATCGCCTCAGTGCCGCAGAGATGCAGAAGCAACAACATCGCGGCCAAGCTCGTTTTTGCATTCTTCTTGGCAAACGAGATGATGGCCGTCCGCGTTCCATGCGGGTTGTCGTAGATTTTCCTTAGGTCAGCCCGCTGCCACTCGCGAAGCACCACCGGCTTGCCGATGTCCTTGCCTTCCGGAATGACGCAATGGGTTTCAATCCAAGCAATGTTCCGTTCCGCACGGCTAAGTTTTGTCCCAGGGCTTGTTGACCTTGAAGGCATCTAGTTTCCTTTTGTTCTCAACAAGGCTTTGTTGTGACGTCCTCATTTTGGTCATGAGCGACGTAATGCACCGGGTTTCTCTTTCCTGCATGGCCGCCAGGGCATCATACTGCTTAAGGCAGATCGGCCCCGGAACCTTGATCATATCTTCCATCATGCGGGCGATCCGGTTCGAACTCGCCACATGGCGGCAGTTTTGAACCAACAAATCCATGTTCTTTGGAGTGAACCAATCGGCGGGCAAGTCAGCCACGATCCGCTGCCAGATTTCCGCCTCAGCGTCAGACAACTCATACGGGGCATCCGGGCGCTGCACACGCTGCACCAAACCCATGTCCGCTACCGTGCTCAATTCCGCTACGGAAGTTCTGCCGCGCGTTCCCATTTGGGCTCCTTAGTCTGCTTTTGACCTAGAAGTCAATAAAGTTTGGCCGCTAGGGCGGTTTATATTCGCACATGTGCCACGTTGCGAATATAA